GTGGCTTGATTCTTGTTTGTTCGTTGCCATCTTCGTCTGTATAAGTTTCTACAGCATCTTTCTCGCCAGTTACGCAATCAGGCACAACCTCTGCAAGTTCGTGGGCAATAAATCCTTGACCATCAGAACCATCGACTTTCCATTTATATGTCACAGGTTTGAGCAACGCTACCTTTGACAAACCGCCAGTCATAGGCGTAATGTTTTCTTTAAGTCGATAGTCTGACGATGTTACATAGGATGTATTGCTTGCATCCGTGTTAATACGCCCTACATTTGTACCGTTTGTTCTAAAGTAAATTGCATCTTGATTTCCCGAAACTGTGTTGTTTATATCAACGCCACGAACCGCACCACCATTGTATGCAATGTTTAATTGGGTATCAGCATATGTTGTGTTGATAGAAACTCGACCTGCGCTAGAGATACGCATCCGTTCATCACCGTTATATCCAATAGTAAAAGCACTTCCACTTGTTAAATTACGAATGTCGTAAAAATTATTGGAGTTATTTGTCATGCGGAACAAAACATCATTTGCAGATGAATTGCTCATTTTTAATGTTACGCCACCCCCTGATGCGTTAATTGCCGCTACGTCAGATGAGTGGTCAACTTGAAACTTCACCGATGGCGAACTAGTCCCAATCCCCACATTATTGCTTGTGTCAATGGTTAAAGCCGTTCCTCCTACACCAAATCGTAAAGATTTAAGTGTTTCAGTTCCCCCTTTTTCGGAATTAACAAAAAAACCAGTTCCATCAGAGCCAATACGAATTTGATTGTAATTTGTCTGTAAATCGCTCGTAGCGGATATGCAAAAATCAGCCAACCCGCCACTACCGTTTGGTGCAACAGCAACTATTGACCGTTGGTTTGTCGTTGCCGACCGTAATACCATTGCGTGTTGACTAGCCACATGGGATGTAGCAGAAGAAATTTGGTCGCTGCTTATGGTCACGTTACCGCTGGAGTCAATACGCATAGCCTCCGCACCGCCTTCAGAAAAAGCAATGGTGTCAGCAGCGGGAAAGAAGATGCCCGTGTCGGTGTCGCCTGATGTAGTGATGGCTGGGGCTGCTGCCGTTCCAGCTTGTACGGTTGTAACACCTGTAGCCGACAAAGTAGTAAATGCGCCAGTAGACGGTGTAGTTGCTCCTACAGTGCCGTTCATTACAGCACCTGTTAGAGTCTTGTTGGTCAGCGTATCAGTAGTCGCTTTGCCAACCAGGGTATCTGTAGCTGCTGGTAGAGTGATGGTTGTAGTTCCAGCAACAGCAGTAGCCTGCAATGTGGTAGTGCCTGACGTTGACCCAGAGATGTCAATTGCATTCGGTTTAAGCGTGACTGTAGTTGCCATGATTCGTCCTATTAAGGTGTGTTATTCGCGGAGATGTCGGAAAGCGCAGTAATCACTCCAGCAGAAGTCATGGATGCGATTGTAGTAGCACCATACTTAAACAGCAACTTCCCGCCTGACTCAACAATAGAAAAGTTTGTTGTTGCAACAGAGCCTGCGCTGCCTGTAGTGCTTTGGTTCAATGTTGGCACATCCCCAGCCTGGATGGTGTTCATCACCACATTTGTGCCATTGCCACGCAGATAAGAGCCGCTAGTCACTGCTCCAGCAAAAGCATTAATAGCCAACTGTGCGGTAGTCTGCCCAGAGCCACCATTAGCCAATGCAACTGTCCCTGTCACATTGGAGGCCGTGCCAGTGGTGTTCTGATTAAAAGTAGGAAAGCTCGTTAAAGATGCGGCAGAACCATTAGGAGCTAGGACATCAGTCCCAATTACCAATCCTAAGTTTGTTCTTGCGCCTGAAGTAGTAGAAGAACCTGTTCCACCATCTGCCACAGCTAAATCTGTAATGCCAGTGATAGAGCCACCTGTGATAGCTACAGATGATGCCGCTTGCGTAGCCATCGTACCCAAGCCGCTGATGTCTGTAGTGCTTAGTGTTACAGCACCAGTACGACCAGCTACTGAACTTACGAGGTCGGTGTTGTCAACCTTCTCCCAAGCAGAACCATTAAATATTGCCCAATCACCTTGTGTCCATGTAGTGATGCCATTCAGGTTGGTTGTTCCTGTGGTAGAGACAACATAGTAGTCTCCCTTTGTGCCAACGCTAGAGACAAGAGTAGGTGTATTAGTTGATGCGTTCCAAGTGCCTTCATAGTTCACGAATCCAGCCATAGCTGTAATCTGTGCTTGCAGGCTTGCAATAGAGTCCAGAACAGACTGAGAAGTGCCACCACCATTGGTAATGACCTTAATCTTCTCTGCAACATCAAGTGGCACGACTTCACCAGCATTGATTTCTGTGCCGTTGCTAAGAACAATGGTCAAGCTGCCATCAAAGTCAACAAATGCGTTTGCAACGCTTACGCCATCAGTACCATCCGCACCATCTACGCCATTTGCACCCATTGGCCCAGTAGCGCCATCTTTTCCATCGCGCCCAGCTACGCCATCCTTTCCATTGCGCCCGTCTTTTCCGTCCTTGCCATTGGAAAGTGAGTTAGCTTTGGACTGAATCGTGCTATTTAGCTCATCAAAACGTGCCTCAAGGTCTGTCTTAATTTTCTTCAAGCCCTTGATGACAACTTCTACGCTTTTGCCAATGTTCTCGCTACGAGCTTGGCTAACTTTCTGAGATGCAGAATTTTGCAACGCAACAGCCATTGCCATCTGCTCTTCAGCAGACATCTTGCTTACTTCATCAAGAATGCTCATTACTGCATTTCCGTGGTGATGCGGTTTAAGAAGTCTTGTTCCATTGTTGAGCGTTTATCTTGCATCTGCAACTCAACAATCTTGGACTTGTTCTTGATGTCTGCCTCTTTAAGCATCAATTCAGCAATTTTTACCCGCTTATCGAACTCAACTTGATTGGCATCAGACTGCTGAGGCAGATTCTTGGTAGCAGCAGCCAATGCACGAGTCTGTATTTCTTGCGGCATAAGCTGGGCTTCCGTATTGAGCTTGTTAGCCTCTGCACGATTCTGCTCTGCTTGTGTCGTATTGACCGCAATCTGCGCCTGAGCAGCTTGAAGAGCCAGTTGCGTCTTCATTTGCTCCATTTGCTGTGCTTGCGGGTCAGCTTGACTCATTTGCTCAAGGGCCGCAATCATCTCAAAACGATTACTTAGGCTGGAATTCTGGATGATACCCTTCAAAATGATAGGCAGAACAGGTGTATTCGGGCCAAGAGTCTGTAGCAAGCCAATGAACTGCTGTTGCTCATGCTCACGGGCAATGATTCCCAGCGTAGCAGTCGGCAAAAAGTTCATGTCCACAGAGGGATAGCGCTCTGGGTCAAACTGCATGAAGCGGAAAGCCGCCTTGTTGATAAACGGGATAAGGAAATCCTCTTGGAAGTTCACCAAAGTGCGCTTGTACCGCTTAATGATGGACGCAACAGCCATCGACATACCGCCTTGGCCCATGTCACGCGCACCATTGGATACCATTCCCTGCGAATCCAGCGTTCCAGTGCTTTGTAGCAACATACGTTCAAAGTCTTTGGCAGTGGCTAGGTTAGTACCATCTGTGTTACCAAACTTGAACGGCATCAAAATCTCTGATGGGTTGCCGTTTGTCAGGAAAGCCTTTCCAGGCTTCACCTCAAACTTTGCTCCACGGGGCAGACGGGTGGCATCGACCGCAATCATGGGTGATGTCGTTAATGCCAACGAGTCCAAGTGACTGCGAACCTGTGCGTCAATAGCTTTCTGCATATTGAACGCTTTTTCCACAGTGCCACGACCCAGCAGACGATTCGGAACCGTATCATCTTGATAGGCCAAGACGGGACGGTCTTTCATCATGTACGGGTTTTCTTCTGCTTTGAGCAGCAACCCATTGTTCGCAATGACTACGATTGCCTCTACCATGTCTTGGTATTCTTCGGCAACAGAGTCTTCAGGGAACAGGACTTCAACTTCCTCGTTTACCTTCTTCAGGTACTCTCGCGGAACCAGACCGTAGTAGGTCAGCAGCAGCACTTTTTCATCTTGGTACTGCACAACTTCTTGAGTTGGCTCAAGGTCTGTGTCATCATAGGTCGGCGTGATGTTTACCTTGCGGTAGATGCCACGCTCAATGCCACGCACGACTTTGTGTATAGATACATACTTCTCAATGGCAACGCCCATGCAGTCATCAACCGATGTCCCGTTCGGGTCAAAAAGGAAGTTTTTAGGGTTAACAGGGACAATCTTTACCCCAACGCGCTCTTTTTCGATAACGCCAATGGCAGCTTGCTCTGGTTGACCTGGAATCGGCTGCGTAGAAGGGATGAACTCCTTTTCCATGCTGACAACGATTTCACCAATGCCAGTGCCATAGATTTCAGCCATTAGCTCAATCTGGTCAATGGACTTGCGAATTTTGTCTTTCTTGAAGTCTTCCATCATCTGCGCCTTGAGCGCAGCAACATCTAGTGGAGTGCCGTTTACATCCTTGATGTCATCCTCAATGTCAAAGAACTCACCTTGACCAAAGATGGCTTCCATGATTTCTGCATGGCGTGTCTCGACTGCTTGTTGGGTAGCTGGCGTTACGATTCGGCTGCGCTCAGACTCACGTGTTTTGTCTTCAGAAGCCCACTCGCCACGGAAGATACGCTCGTACTCTAGGTAGTCATCAAGGAAGTTGGTGTTACGATAATCACGCCAACGGTCACAGTGGTCAGTAATAAAAGCAATTAACTCCTTGTCTTCAGGAGTCGGCTCATCGTAATCGTTTTGGTCAAGTTTGTCAGTTGCCATAGTGCTGCTTTTGTAATTTTATGCGCCTAATGTCTTAGAGTTTTTTCCATTGCTCAAAAGACAGTGTTAAAGCGTTTGGGTCACCAGCTTCTTTTTCATGTTCATATTGAGCGCGGCTGTCGGTTTTTAAAACCATATTTTCTTTTCCACGACTTTCACGTTTTAACTCTGCTTCAGATTCTTTGTCTGATTTATCTTTTTTTCTTTCCATGTAGTATTTTCCCATTAACGCAGTGGCAGCAGCTACAGGGGCAACACCACCAGCTATGTCCATTGCGGTATTAAATTTGCTACCAGATGTTTTGTAACCTCCGCCGCTTCCGCCACCTTCAAGCAGTCGTTCTTTGCCAGTGCGTTTGTAGTCAAATCTGTCCATATCGTACTCCTAGCGGTTGAAAAAATGATGTTGTTGGCATAGCTACACCTTTAAATTCCTGAAATAACGTCCATCGGTTCCCATTCTTCATCGTCTTCATCCTGCTCATAGTAGGATGTTACGGCGAGTTGGTCAATGTATGCAAGACTATCTGGCAAGTCATCATGCACGCCTTGCGCTGGGAACATCAGAAGCTGGTCAATGAAGACATCCCAGTCCTTTTCCTTGTTCAGGATGATGCGCCCATGTTCAAAGCGTCCTTGGAGACTCCAGATAATTCTGTCCGTCTTTTTCCGATTGCCGTGGGTCAGGTCAACTATGTGGGAATATACATTATTTTTCCGCATCAAATCCGACAGATACGGCAAAACAGCGTTTTTTAACGCTCCGCGCTCAATTCCAACACTAATTGGGCGGTAATCCCGCATCTTCATCACGATTTTGGCAGCAGTCTCACGGATGTCCCACCGCCCGTGGTCAATCTCCTTGACAAACCATTTACCGTCTTCAGTGACCTTAACAACGCAGATTGAGGTCTCGTCTAGTCGTTTTTTCGCATTAGCAGCTTGTTTAGCCACTTCTTCAAAGCCAGCCAAGTCGATTGCAATGAAGTAACTGCCGTGCTCAGGTTCAACGCCATATTTTATCCATTCATCCTTGAAGGTATCGCTACCAGCGTTATCAAAAGAAGCCAAGTACTCTTGCTTAAAAGCGAAGCTACTTAGCGTTTTCTTGGCAGACTCAATCTCGTCAGGGTCAATCAACGGATTGTCCTTGGTAGTGAAGTGCCAAGACTTCCAATCATTATCCTCTTCTTTCTGGCCTAGCTTGAACAAGTCATAAAACCAGTTGCGCCCCTTGGGAGTGCCAATAAAGATAGCGCGGCCCTTCTTGTCCGACAGAGACGCACGGATAACCTGCTCCCAGGCTTCTGGCTTGATGTCCGCAACCTCGTCCAGCACAGCATAAGTCAAGCTCACACCGCGCAGCGTATCTGGTCTATCAGCTCCACGGACGTAAATCTTGGCTCCGTTAATCATGGTGATGTCCATGTTGTTCACATGGGAGTTAGCAATGACTTCCCTGCCAATCTCCATCAACACATCCCAGATAATCTGACGAGCCTGTCCCTGCGTTGGAGCCACATACAAGACTGCTGAACCCGCAGGACATTGTAGCGCCTCAATAATGAGTGCGGTAGCAGCCAAGCGAGATTTTCCACACCGCCTGCCAGCAGCAACAACCTTGAACCGTGACTTGTCAGTAAAGACCTCGCGCTGCCAAGGTAGCAGACTAAAGTTAAGGTCAGACATCGATAACCTCTTCATTGACACGGTTGACAATAGGAGTGTCGCCAATGCCAGTGATATTGATAGTCACAGCAGACCTAGCGCCTTTGTCCTTCTCAAACATAGACACAGGCAGCGCCCTATCCATGCACATCTTCAATGCAGTGACCTGACCTGGGTGCTCATCGTTCAAAGCAATCTCAATCACCTTGCTGACAACATCCTTGCCAGACGCGCTAATCATCATGTCCTTTAGCTCTTTGATGCGCTGTGATTCAGTCTTAGGTAACACCGCAGGAGGGTTCTTTGCAAACCGCTCTAAAGTCATCTTTTTCATCTTTATCCTTTCGGAGACCTGTGCCATAATGAATCGGGGCCATCATCCAGCCCTTGGGAAGGCAGGCAGCTTACCAACCCAGATAAACGTAGCGAGTCTATCAGCAACTCTATTAGCTAACAAGCAAACGGGTGCAACAGGTAGAGCCTAACAAGGTTAGCTTAGATAAACAAGGTGCTGTATCTCTAATGAGATTCCCCCCAGTGGATGCCATAGTTCGTCTGAATCTTTAACAGGATTGAGTTTCTTCTTTCTTCTTAGAGCAAGCGTGAGTTGGTGTAAATGCTGATTTAGCTTTTTCGGTGGTGAGGGGGCTCCTACAATTTCTCACACTCACACCGTACCCCTCCCCCCCCTATTACTCACTCACACCCACGCATCACACCCAGGCATATGCTTTGTTCGGTCATTGCACTAACTAAGTACATTGTTCGTATTCTGCATTAACTAAGCACAAGCATTGTTGCGTTTCACATAGTGAAATTTCATATGGTGAAATTCTGCCTGGGCAAAATTAGTTACGTTTCATAATGTGGAATGGGAGTGTACCTTTTCTGCCATACCTAATTGTTTCCCATCTGGCTCTATCTGGCTCCATCATCTGGCTCTATCTGGCTCTATCCAACTATAGTACCGTTCCTAAATAACTGTATATAAACACATTAGGGTTTTGGAGGGGTCTTATAAATCAACGACTTACAAACCTTGGCACGATTCTATTATGCTATATATGTGAGAGGGTCAGAATTTCACCCTTCTTTTATCGCCCGCAAGGGTTTTTACATCAAGGACTACCATGCCATTACGCTCACCATCTATCAAATCACTCAGCACCATATTCGGCGATAACGCCAAGCAAGCTAAAGCTCTACTGCTAATGAGTCGCGAGCAGCTACTTAGAACGCCTGTAGGGGCTGCTCGAGTAGCAGAGTGCTATCACGCTCCCACTACGCAAGATATCCGCATGGAGTGCCTTAACGCTCTAGGTGATTTTCACGGTGTAGAGGCTTTCGATACAAAGCGGGGCGAGTGTATGTATTTGAATGCGGGCGATACCTACACGCCAACACTGGTGCGCTTTAGCGGGGCTTATCGCATTGCATCATGGGGTGATATCGCAGAACGCCATACAGCATCGGCATAGCGCACTCTTACAGCCTCACGGGCTGGGGCTGTAGGGTTTGCACTATCGCAAACTGTTTTGCCCTTCGGGGTTTTTATAGGATTTTTACCATGTTAAAAATTAGCGTTACATCTAAGTTAGACGGAATCCGTTCCTGGTCGTTACAGGCCATTGACACTTGCCCGGGCAGCATAGAAAGCCCTGGCGTATTGGTTCCAGCCTGTAGGGGCTGCTATGCGACCACAGGAAACTACAACTATCCCAACGTGCGCGCGCCTAGACTGGCTAATCGGGCAGACTGGCAACGTCAGGAATGGGCAGACGAAATGGTCGCAGAATTGGAGCGCGACCGATATTTTCGTTGGTTTGATTCGGGTGATGTCTATAACTTAGCCCTGGCGGAGAAAATCCTAGACGTAATGCAACGTACGCCGTGGTGCAAGCATTGGCTGCCCACACGGATGCATAAATTCCCCAAATTCCGCATGGTATTTGATGCTATGCGCGAGCTAGACAATGTCTCCGTACGTTTTTCCGCTGATTCTGTAGACGGGAGCTATACGCCAGGGCTGCATGGTAGCGTTATCGGGCCGGATGCTGCCACCTATACGGATGCGCTAGGGGCTTCTCTCTGTCGCGCCTATGAGAACGAAGGGAAATGCTCCGGCTGCCGTGCCTGCTGGAATAAAGATATCGAGCTAATCTGTTATCCGGCGCATGGCGTAAAAATGGCTAAAGTAATCCGTTTAATGTCTATCTAAGGAAACCCTATGATTGGAAACACTGATAAAACTGATAGCATGATATGGGCGCGCCCATGCGCCAATTACCCTGAGTTATACGTCAAAGTATCAGGGACACCAATTGGAACCTACAGGGTTATGTTTATAGATACCGATGCCGATGCTGTGATATCGCAGCGTATTTTCAACAAATGCGTATCTGCCACCGAATACGCACACACACTGGTAAATCAATCATGAAACTAAATCAAAATCAAGACCATAAAGCCCATCTATCATTTTCTGAGCGTGGTTGGATTCTTATCTATCAGGGCTCGCCATTGTGCGACTACAAAACCGATTACACGGATGTTATGAAAGTAGTTTCCCATTATCAGATTACCCTGCCCGATGTTACATGGAATGGTGATATGGGCGCGTGGGTTATCACTAACACAATCGAAGAGTTTACAGCATGAAAACCCTAATATCTTTCTTTCAATGCCTGATTATCGCAGCGACTATCGGCGCGCCTTTTATTATCTATTTCTGGAATATGAAACCATGAAAACATTTAATTTTTCAGCCAATGGCCTAGATTTTGGCGACTGGATAGCAGATACTCAGAAAGACGCACAAGAGGCATTCGCGTCTGATGCGGGTTATATATCATGGTTTTACATGGTTTCCGAAGCAGAGGAAAATGGCGGAAACAATGTAGAAATTAAAGAGGTTACAGAATGAGCTACCTAAAAAAATCCTATTGCTTTAAAAATACACCCACGGGTTCTGCTATGCGCGTTTTTCATGGGCATATTAAAAAAGATACTGCCTTGCGGCATTGTTTTAGTCAAGTAGTTTTATCGACAATTGACATTAGCGGCAAAGGGCGCGGAGATAATAAAACATTTTATGCGCCATATTTTGCGAGCATGAAACCATGAAAAATTACAATAAATTGCGTTTTGCTTTACGGGAAAAATACGGGGCACGTTGCTATCGTATTACCCGCGACGCAGAAGTGCATATATATGGTCAAATGCCCAATAATAGCAATTTTGGATGGTGGCTGATGGGAGACATTCTCACGGCTGAATTGTGGCTTGGATGGCACAATGAAGAAAATGTGACTGCAAATGAAGCATCCAATTATTGGGAGTGCTTAAATTGATTTACGCCATTCTCGCAACATTGCTGCGACTACTCAAAAAGTAGACCATTTGCACCACTAAGACCCTTCGGGGTCTTTTTTTATGCCCTAGAAACGCACTAGAACGGCTTACACGCCGTTTTTTTCGTCTGCCTGTACCAACCCTAGCCATTCGGTTAAATCAGCGTCTGGGCGGTATCCTAGGTTCCACAAAACCTGGAATGCGTCTAGGCAATTATTGAATCCCCTTGTCGTACATCCATTTCCCGCTGCCAAGAGAATCATTTTCTCTTCGGTTTTCAGCTTACGAAGAAAATGCGTTGCGCTGGGTTCTGTGGGTCTAACCATTGGCCCACTCATACCATTGGTTTATAAACACTTTTAGGTCATCTAATGACGCGCCTATCTTTCTATACTCGCCTGATTTACTAATACATAACACTGAGTTAATAACTGTCTCAGTATCAGTATTACCAATAATCACGCAAACTGTAAATTGTTGCTGCTTGGCAAGTGTTTTTAATAGTATCTCTTGCCCTTGGCTAAGGTTTTCGCCCTGGCGTTTCCATTCGCCAACGAAAAACTTACCCTTTCGCTCAATAATCATGTCCAAGTCGCTTGGCAACAGTTTCGGGTTTGATTCGACCATTCCCGCAAAGTCACCAAAATCAACATGGGCTGCACTTGCGCTACGCATGGCTCTCATTCGACTGCCCTAATCATCTCTAGAGCCGCCTGTGGGCTGTCAACCCTGCACAATGTGCCGCCCTTCCAGTTTTGGAAAAAGTCGGCCTGTAGGCCCGTAAAACGCTTTTTAGAGTCGGTTTTAACTTCCATTAGGAAAGTCCAGTTTTTGTAGCCTACTAACAAGTCAACGGGCAGACCAATAATCCAGACATACGCGCCTGCGTCCCGTAGTGCCTGCACTATCTCTTTTTGGTTTTCATCGACCCTTGCTGCGCGTCTCATTTTTTCATTTCCTTCAAAACGTGGAATTTGATGCCCCTGAATAAATCGTCCTCGTCCATCCGCTTTACTTCCTGCCAAGCCCACTCCTTCCAAGCTGGCAAGCGGCACAGTCGCACCATGTCGGCAAAGACTCTGGTTCGGATTGCTTCAGCGTCAAACATTGTTAGTCCCCGCAAAAGCAGGATATGCTTTCTTCGTTAGGGTCGAACATATCGCGCTGCTTTTCGTTGTAGTTCAACATCGCCTCATAGCTTGGGTGCGCCTGATTAAATCGTGCGCCAATTTTTTGCTCCATATTTGCCCACCAAACAGCCCGTTCGGGCTTGTCCTGAATCAACCCAAGCAAATGGTCTGCTTTCTTGAGAAAGCATAGGTCGCAATTGCTTAACAGTGAATTACCGTTGACTGTGATGGTTTGTAGGTTGAATGGCTGCTTGTCCCAAAATGACAAAACCTCTGCCACTGTGACGTTTGCCGTTGCTAATGGCGTTTCCTTGATGTCTTCGTTGGTTTTCATCTTGGCAACACGCCTAGGTTCATCTGCGCGGATGCCTACAAAAGTCACAATGTCCTCATGCCCCAAAGACTTGAGGTATTTTTTCATTGGAACAATTTTTAGCTCTGAAGTGCAAAACCTAGCAAAAGTGTTGGGTAAGTATTTCCGCTTTTGTATCAGCGCCTCAAATGGCTCACCGTTGCGACTAGCCGTGGCGTAGTCAACTACAGCGTATCCATCTGCCCTGTATTCCAACCAAGTGATTGGCACATTCCATTGCTCGCTACAGTCCTGGACAAACCGCAGCGTTACCTCATCTTCCTTGCCCGTATTGGCAAAGCAGACAACAGCATCTTTTGGAAGCCCTCCATTGCTTTGTAAAACGCGCCATAGCATGTAGGCACTAGTGCGTCCACCACTAAAACTGATGCAAGTGGGTTCTGTGATTTTGAATGGGTCAAACATTGTTTGTCATTTTCTTTCTGAGCGCAGCCAATTGCTCCCGTATCTCAGGCGGCATCGGCTTGGTTGCGGGCTTGTTTTCAATGGCTGTTGGATGCGGGATTGATGGGCCATTGCTGCACAGTTCCTTGAACTTCAACGCACTAGGCGGGAAATTCGGGTCGCAACAATTGATTGCGTAGTCCATCCGTGGTCGGTAGGTCAAGTAGATGCCAAGCTGATTTATCCATTCCTGGCGAATCATCTGCGGGTCTATTCCGTCCCAATGCCGAAGAAATGTCGCGCCATAGATTGCATTGAGTCTGGCAAAAACGTAATCAAAGCCTGAGTCAGGATTGCAAAAGTCGGTCATTGTCCACCTCCACTGGTTTGGCCCAAAAAGGTTTTGGTGCTGATAGGCCGCGAGTCAACTGGTGCATATTGTTTTGCGCCTTTTGTGCTGGAGTTAGCTTTTCTTCCATCCACTCGGCCTTAAATCCTGTCCAGCCTCTCGCACAACAGGTTTCCAATGCTGTCTGTAGGCTTACGCCTGCTTTCTTGGCCTCACGCTCTATGCCATCCAATGCTGTCTGCGTGACTGCTGCTTTCTTCGACTTTCTTAAAGTTATCCAATCTTGCCAAACACTATCCGTCACGCCGAACGGCGGGGCGACTGGCTTCTTTTGTGTCTTGTGTAATGTGTCCTGTGTAATGGGTAATGTGTTATGTGTAGCATTGCCTTCGGATTGCGTTCGCAATGCGTTCGCATCCTTTGGCTTGTCCCATCGGGCTTTAGCACTAGCAGCAGCCTTCTCAGACTTCTCGCCAACCTTAGCCATTTCCTTGTTTGCTCTATGGTGAATCCACCCATCTTCTGTGCGCTCAAAATACTCTCGCAATACGGATGCAATGCAATCGCTATGCGTTCGCATACGAATCTGTCTCGCAACCTCTGTTAAATCAAGTGGGATGGAAAGCTCATGGAGGTAGTACCAATCAAGCAAACGCCTGTAGGCCAAGTCTTCAATGTCTGTGAGATGAGCCGTGTGGCTCTGATAGTCACCAATGTTGAATTGGTAATAGTGCATTTTGCAACCTTACGTTCTAGGTTAGCGTTACTTAAAAGAACATCGGCAGGGCGGTAACGAGTCGCCTTTTCGCCCGCTAAGGCTAGCCGTGCCCAAATTCTATACCTTTTCCTTGGCTACTTCAAGTGCCCGTGTTAGCAGGGCAATTGTGGCAGCGTCCAGGTCATCAGCAATGTTGTACTCGCCAGCCAGTTCAATAGCTTGGCATAGCAGGATTTCTGCGCTCTGAAGTTCAAGTTCATCCATAGTCATCCCGCAAGCCTATCACGGTTTTTTGATAAAAACATAGGTATAAACCCCTACGAAATAGTTCAAAAAAGGCTGGAAAGCTGCGATAAGATGTGCCTACCGCAAGCAAAGGGCAAGCGGATTTATTGACCAAGAAAGGTTTTTTATGATTCACACACCATTCAGAGAGCTAGTCAGGAGAGAGCTATCAACCACCACATTTTGCTGCTATTGCTTTGAGCCACAGGGTAGCAAGTATCACTGCTGCCAAGAGAACCACTTTGTGCCGTTCACCGACCTGTATCCTGAAGACCAGGAAGACATCCTGAACAATGAAATGGATGAGTACGAAGGAGCAGACAAATGACTGTCTACAACAGCACCCGCGAAGTTGACTGGGACAGGATGGGCAACGGAGAAGTTGCCAAGCTCCTAGTCGAATACGAATGGGATACAGAGATGAACACCTTAGTGGTCTATTCAATCGTATACGAAGGACTTGAGTGGATTGACTACCTTAGCGACTCAACACGCGAACACATCACTAACAAAATTTCCGAAAGGCTCGAAGATGACCGCTAATCAAGAAGCTGACCGCATCATTGCTGATGCAGAAGAAGCTGCACAGCGTTACGGCGCAAAAGACCCAGCAGACAGGCTGGCCTACCAAGTTGGAGTGCTCCAAGCCCACATCCGTGGACTGTGCCATGAGGCTCAATACAACAGCGATGAAATGAAGAAGCTCCAGCAGGAAATCTTGTGGGAGCGCAAACAATGATTACATCAAACAACGCAGAGGAAATTATTGCAGATTGCAAAAGCAGAATAGAACCTGCCATCTATCTGGAAATCTATGTGAAGCACCTGTGCCGCTGGATAGAAATCCAAGATGAACGCATTGAGTGGCACAAAGAGCAATTGAATCAAATTTATAAGGACGCAAAATGAAAGAAATAGCAACAGCACTGGTCAAAGCACAAAAGGCTTTTGGCCCTGCACTCAAGACATCGACCAACCCACACTTTCGCAGCAAGTATGTGGACTTGTCAGGCTGCATCGAAGCAGTTATTGACAGCCTCAACAACGCAGGGATTGCGCTTGTGCAGCGCACCTCTGAGGACAGCACAGGCGTGACAGTAGAGACTGTTTTCATCCATGAGTCTGGCGAGACATTGGAGTGCGGCAAATTGCACGTTCCAGCAGCAAAGCAAGACCCGCAGGGGTATGGCAGCGCACTGACCTATGCACGGCGCTACAGCCTCATGGCGGCCTGTGGAATAGCTCCTGAAGACGATGATGGAGAGGCAGCGTCTCGCGGGCCTCGAATAAAAGCAGCACAGACTGAATTGGTGTCACCAGGGAGAACAAATGTGGTCGCTCGTGTGGCACAAGCAATCAATGAGCGCATGGCAGCAGATGATGTTGTCGGCGCTCTTGGTGAGTACCAAGGCATCGTTGATGCTGAGGAAAAAGTAGCACTGTACGGGATGCTTGATAGCAAAACACGCAGCGCACTTAAAAAACAATCTGAACTTTCAAAGGGTTAAAAATGGCAAAGCTATACGAAGTGACAGTGGTAAATGGCAAGTACACCAAAGATGGTGTTGAGAAAAACAACTACCAAAAGATTGGCAGCATCATCGAAACCAAGAATGGCAAGCAGTTGAAGCTGGACTCCATCCCTGTGATTGAAGGCGGCTGGAATGGTTGGGCTTACCTGAACACTCCAAAGCCTAAAGATGGATTCCCGCGAGATGATGGCTTTCCAAAGGATGACGATTTGGATTCCATACCCTTTTGATTTTCGGGGGGAAAGCAGGGTATCGATTCGCAGTTGCCGCCTGATAGCAAGTACCCCCACCTTTTAGGAGTAATTTATGGCTACTTATGCAATTTTAGAATTGGACATCATTCGATGGGCAGAGGCTAGGAAAATCATTCCTAACAGCCACCCACAAACTCAATTACTCAAAGCAATGAGTGAAATTGGTGAGTTGGCAGATGCAACCATCAAGAATGACCAGGATGGCATTGCTGATGGCGTTGGTGATGTGATGGTTTGTCTCATTGTTTATTGCGCCTTGCAGGACATCAACCTAGTTGATTGCATGGAATTGGCTTATGAGGAAATCAAAGACCGCAAAGGCACATTGCTTGCCAATGGCGTGTTTGTGAAGGATGAGGCATGAAATACATTCTAGACTTCTTTGCCCTGGTTGGCTTATGCGCCAGCATCATTGCAGCAGGGTTTTACTTGGGGTATGCCACCTATCAGCCCGAGTGCGAAGTGTGGGTTGCTTCGTTTACTAAGGAGTGCAAATGATTAACTCAATCAAAAAACTCTTACAAACGCCTACCCTTATTGAATTGGTGGTCAAAGAATTGGTAGAGGCGCATCGGTCTAAATTGGAAGCTCAGAGCGCACAAGACTACGCAAGAAGCGTAGTGCAATACAACATTGACCGAATCGAACGATTGACCAACACATTGGATGAGCTGAAGGAGCAGGCATGAACGATGAAGATACCGATGCTGGCGGCGACTTATTCGTTAGCATGGCAACCGTTCTAATTGTTATATTTTTGTTTATTTTGCTTGTTACTGCTGTTGGTGGCATTGTGTGGTGGGCGGTAGCATGAGAGTGCTACGCAGAATAGGCGATGACCTGAAGTGGAGCGCCAAGGCTATAGATGATTGGGATGGTGATGATTGTCACCACAAGTCAGCAATGAAAGCGTTGTCAGCGGACATCTTTGAGCTGGCGGTGGTACGCAACTACTACATCGACAAAGAGACTTTGTTGAAGATGTACGAACAGTACATGGACTACAAACCATCAACGCCTATGTGGGAACAGAACCAACAGGCGCTGTACAACAAGCTGAGGAGAGAAACATGACCGGATTTAATTCAAAGCGTGATGCGGCTATTGATAAGCATCGCACCATGAGTAAAAAAGACCTGGCTATGGATAGCCTGACGCGCATCTGCGAGATACAGCAGCGCCTAATTAACCAACTGATTGCTATGGAGCAGAACTCTTATGCGCGTGGGTATGAGGATGGCATGGCGGCGCAAGCTGAAGTAGACATTGCATTAAACGAAATGGCGGTCAAAAGTGAAACTATATGACGTGCCAAAAAATAGCACAATCGTACTCAAAGATGGACTGGAGCTAAATTTTCACCACCTAGACGGTATGTACAGTGTGTGTACAGATGATGAGGGCAACGTGTACCACATCGTTGCAACTGAAGAAGTGGAAGTTAAGCTAAAGGGGGAGCAATGAGTTTTGAGAATGTCCGCCATGCACCAAAATCGCCAATTATTCGGGGTTTACTGCATAACTTCCCTGATGGTTTAACAGTCTCAGAAATCTGCACAAAGACATTTATTGATTCACGGGTTGTACGCACCTGCCTAAAAAAGATGCCAGATTGCTATATTGATAGGTGGCTGTTAGGGGAGCATCAAAAGCCGCCAGAGGCTGTTTGGTGTGTAGCCGATGTGCCTCAGAATTGCCCTAAACCAAACAACAGAAAGACTAAGGAATGAACATGAAAATCAACGCCACATTTAATGACGAAGAAGAGGCCATAAAAGCTATCCATTCGGGCTATGCTTGGCAGACTCTGCATGAGATAAACGAAATACTGCGTCAACATAGAAAAAACGACCTGCCTTTTGAGCAAGTCGTGTCTAAAATCCAAGCGTCTGTTCAAGACGCATTGGCTATGATTTACCCCGATTAGGCTTCTTCGTCTTCTTCCCAATCGTCTTCGGACTCTTCGTCCTCTTCAACTTCTTCTTCGTCTTCTTCGATGTCTTCCACGACTTCCCAACCGTTTGCTTCGTAGTAAGCGGCTGCGTCCTGGATGACCTTGATGACGTTCATGTCATCGGTGTCGATGGTGATAGAACCCGACTCGATTAGCATTTCAAACTGATACATGGTAACTCCTATACGTTGATGATTTGACCCCGAAATTCAACCTGATTTTCGCCCCACTTGTGAACTAGCTCAGGCCACAAAATCCTACCACCTTTGAATGTCAGAACCGCAAATCCAGACCGATGATTGAGTGGGCTGCCCTCGCCATAATCAAACTGTGGGCCATACGGCTCTGCTAAAGTCCCCGTATCTACGCCATACCGATTGCCGTTGTAATCGGCAAATGGAGTCACTTTTAGGCTGTGTAAATGACCAGTAACAATGCTGACTCCTGCATTTACAGTGTTGTTATGGGCGGCATGAACGCCGTTCTTATAACGGTGCTTTATAACGCAGTCTTTTGTAGGCCAAACAGACCATGCAAACTCCCATGCTGGTAAATGGTCTTCCAACTTAAATCCATGCACTTCTTTGTACTGCGGCGCTTGTGACGCTAACTTGTTGGCAAAGCGTGTATCGTGATTGCCCCATGTAAACAGCAGCTTTACATTGTGCCGTGCTGCTTTGGCTGTTTCCTCAATCTCGCCAAGATGCGCTTGAACCGCTTTTAACTCTTCGATAACGCTAGGAGTCTTTGACCATCCTAACGGGTCGTGGCGGCTAACCGTAGCCCCGTCAAATGCATCACCGTTGCTGATGACTGCATGAGGCTTTAGCTCTTTGATTGCCCACAGCAAACCCTTGTAGGCAGTTGTGTATTCCCCAGGCCAAAAGTGCGCGTCAGAAAAGACGATTATGGTCTGGTCAAGGATGCCAAGGTCAACCCGATTGAGAGACGTTTTGATTGGCTGAATGTGAGCGTATGCTTTCCCTCGCTCATCAACGCTGACAAGCGGCTGGTTCAAGTCTTTTTCTATCCTGCGTCTACGGCGGTGAACTAGCCGTTCCGAAACTTCTAAATATTCTGCTACCTTGGTAGCGGAGCCATAACGGTTCCAAACATTGATGAACTCTTGACGCGAAACTTTAGCTTGCATATAGACTCCGCAAAGTTGCGCGGAATCTAGCACACATCTATTGCATCAATATGCACATGGTTATACGTTGCGCTCAAAGTGAGGGCAGTCCACCAATGAACGAAAATTTCCTCCCCAACGATGCTTAGGATGTAGGCTTTCCCAATACGCGCCAAGTGGAGCCAAAGTAGCTTTATCCCAGATGATTTTCCCATCTTTAAAGAAGTTCAAGTCCATTGCACAGCGTTTTAAGTGAATGCTATTCATCGTCTTGCTACGTCCTGTTTTGACATAGATGGCCTGCTGTTCAGGTGTACGCGCCAACTCGCCACCTGTGACCATAAAGCCCTGCTCAGTAGCGTACTGAATCAGCTTGCACATATCTAATAGGAAACCTGCCTGCTCTTTACTAAGACTCATACAAACCCCTTTTTTGAACAATTAGGTCAATGCAAGTGGCATCCACTACTGCACCCATTTTGACGTATTCTTCTTTCTTTTCCATAACAACTGCTATGCACTTTTGCCTGTCGGTGTAGTAGGCATTTTGCTGAAAGAACTCGCAATGCCCATTCATACAGATGTACAAGACGGGGATAAAAATGCTCATTTGTTGCTCCTCATCTCAGCCAGTTTCTCAACGGTACGTCCACCAAAGTACGCACCCATGATTAGCATTCCCCAGTTGCCCAGCAGGGTCACATAGGACTCATTGGCGTTGTAGCCATACGCGCTCATCATGGCAAACAGAAAGTAGCCGCAGAAGATAGCAATCAGCGACATAGGCCGGATGTTCTTGGACAACCAAGAGTCGCTAGACATATCCGCTTTCCAGCGGTCTGTGATGTTGTTGGCATCGGCTTGTGCTGCTTTTGCATACAATTCAAGTTCAGCCATTTCCAGCTTGGCCTTCTCGATGCCTAGCTCAATCAGGCGCTCTTCATGTTGGTACTGCAACTCGCGTAGCTTCTCAACGTCAGCGGGAGTGGGATTATCGGGAATCTTAACTCCCAATGTGTTCTCGACAACTTCCTTGCCTTTGGCCTGAATAGCGGAAGAGAGAAGGTTAAGGCCGCTTTCAGCAAGCGTACCCAACAATGCGCCAATAATTGGAATCATCAAAAACCCCTATTTGTAATAACGTGAAATGCGACACTTACTAGCGGAACAACGATAGCAGATGCACCAGAAATCCAGAGTGTGTTCATGATAATCGCAATCTTCATTTCCTTGTCCTTCTGCTTACGTTTATCCTCTTCCTGCTCTAAAAAATCCCGTTCTTTCTTTAACCTAGTTCGCTCTGCCATCATCTCTTCCCACACTGGCGCATTGCCAGTATAGAAGAGAATGTCCTTCAGCTCTTTTTCATGCTCTCGCAACGCCTTAGATGCCAGTGCAATTTGGAGTGCTTGTGCGCTAATCTGTGCATCTGTCTTTCCAACTGAAGCAATCCTGGCCTTGCTGCTTGCTACATGAACCGTATCTGCCGCTTGGTAGAAACTGCTGAATTCTTTATAGAGGCTGTGGATGTCCTTACCAAGGGCAACTGCTTTTTTAT